AGAGAGATTTGGAGATAGCGAAGAATATTTTTATAAATCAAAGAAAGAGAAGTGATGCCTTATTCAGTTGGTAAATATGCATATGGTATATGCGATAAAACAGGATTTAGATATCCTCTAAGAGAACTAATACCAGAGATTAGAAATGGTGCTAAAACTGGTATGATGGTTGGATATGATGTTGTTGATCCAGATCATCCACAGAATCATTTAGGTAAATTTAAAACTGATGACACCCAATCTTTGTTAAATGCAAGACCAGATAGAATAGAGCCTGCGACAGAAAGGCTGTTACTGGTTGATCCATTTACCACAGCCGCTGCAGTAGGCGGCAGCACTGTTGTAACAGTTACAGAAAAAGATCACGGAAGGTCTACGTCAGATACAGTAAGATTTAGAAACTGTTTAGGTTTTGATGGACTAACAGCAGCTAACTTTAACTTAGCTACAGGATATGCTATAACTAAATTAACAGATGATACATATACTATTACTGTTGCTGCAGCTTCTACTTCTGGTTCAATTACAGGTGGTGGTGTGTTTGCTACAGTAGGACCAGTTACTTTGGAGGCTTAAATGAGCTTTACATTTGCGCAACTAAAAACAGCGATACAGGATTATACCGATAATTCTGAAACAACCTTTGTAAATCATTTATCCGACTTTATAAAAGCAGCAGAAGAAAGAATATTTAAAAATGTTGATTTAGAGATATTTAGAAAAAATGTCACATCAACATTATCAACAAGCGATAAATTTTTAACATTACCAGCAGATTATTTGGCATCTTTTTCATTACAGATAACAACATCTGGAAGTGAGTCTTTTCTTTTACAAAAAGATGTAAATTTTATACAAGAGGCATATGATGCTTCGTCTTCCACAGCAAAGCCAAGATTCTACGCACAGTTTGATTCAGAAAACTTTATACTTGGACCTACCCCAAACTCAAATTATACTATAGAATTACACTACTACTACAGACCAACTAGTTTAACTGCTGGTACGGATAGTGGCACAACATGGTTAAGTACTAATGCTCCGTTTGCATTATTGTTTAGATCATTGGTAGATGCGTATTTATTTATGAAAGGTGAGCCTGATTTAATACAACAATATGAAAAAAGATTTATGGATCAATTAACAAGACTTAAAGATTACGGAGAAGCTAGAGAAAACACTGATGCGTATTCTGAGGGTTTACCTAGAGCGCAGAGAACATAGGAGTAGAATATGGCAACAGCAAATGCGGCAACCACATTTTTAGAGAATAGGATATTAAGTCTTATTTTTAAAAACAACGCAGCATCTTTCAGTACACCGGGAAATAACATTTTTGTTGGATTAGCTACGGCAGTTTCTAACTTTAATGACTCAACAGGTGAATCTGGAGACCCTACAATAACAGAAGCTACTTTTACAAACTATGCAAGGCAAAATGTTCCTCATGCAGATTGGACATTGACAGCAGAATCTGCTGATACACAAACTTGCAAAAATACCAATAATATTGAATTTCCAGCGTCTGGAGGCACTAGCAATACAATTACACATGTGTTCATAGCAACTCATGTAAGCGACTCTCTAGATGTAGTAGGCTCGGGTGGAAATGTATTATTTATTGGTGCATTAGATGCAAGTAAAGTAATAGCTAGTGGTGATATATTTAGAATTAATGCAACCAACCTAACAATAGAGTTGAAGTAATGGCATTAGTATTAAATGACAGAGTAAAAGAAACAACAACGACAACAGGCACTGGTACGCTTACATTAGCTGGTGCTGTTACTGGATTTGAAACTTTTGCTGCTGGTGTTGGAAATAGCAATACCACATATTATGCAATCACATTACCCGGTACATCAGAGTTTGAAGTTGGATTAGGAACACTTAGTAGTGACTCAAGCACAATAGCTAGAACAACAATTATCAGTAGTTCAAATAGCGACAGTGCAGTTAATTTTAGTGCGGGTACAAAGACAATATTTTGTACAATACCTGCATCTAAGTCAGTATTTTTAGATGCTAGTGGTAATGCAACATTAGGTGCAGATCTGTCCATAGGTGACGATCTTACAGTTAATGGTGGCGTTATAGAACTTAAAAATACTGGAGCGCAATCAGAACTTAGAATGTATTGTGAAAGTTCTAATGCACACTATGCAGCATTAAAAGCACCAGCACACTCTGACTTTGCTGGTAATACCACACTAACACTACCAGCTACTACTGATGTTATTGTAGGTAGAGCGACCACAGATACATTAACAAATAAAACTATTGATGCTTCTCAGCTATCTGGAACTGTAGCAAATGCAAGATTAGATGCAGAACTACAAGCACTAGCTGGTCTAACATCAGCCGCAGATAAAGGCATACAATTTACTGGATCTGGAACTGCATCAACATATGATTTAACAGCAGCAGGTAAAGCATTACTTGACGATGCTGACGCTGCTGCTCAAAGAACAACACTTGGATTAGGCACAGCCGCAGTTGCAGCAACTGGTATATCAAATACAAACGTACCAGTGTTTACATCAGGTGTAGCAGACAATGACTTCTTGCGTGTAGATGGAACATCGATAGAGGGTAGAAGTGCATCTGAAGTATTAAGTGATATTGGTGGTCAAGCCTCATTAACTTTTGGTATATCAAACACAAACGCAGTGAAGATAGATAGTTCTAGTGTGGCAGATGATGAGTTTGCAAGGTTTACTGCAAATGGTTTAGAGAGCAGAAGTGCATCAGAAGTACTTTCTGACATAGGTGCGACAACTGCCACGGCAGCAGCAGATGAGGCAACGGCTTTAGCAATAGCGTTAGGATAATAACATGGCAAATACATTTAAAGTAGTTACTGCGGCAAGTATAACAAGCGAAGAACAAATATATGTTGCAGGTGGATCTGTTGTTGCAACAATAGTTTTAGGAATTATGGTAGCTAATACGACAACAAGTCAGGTTACTGTATCAGTAAAACTTGTATCAGACACAGCAAGTAGAACACATAGTGGAACTAATAGTGGTGCTAATAACACAGTGCATTTAATTAAAAATGCACCAGTACCTGTAGGTTCGTCTCTTGAATTATTAGCTGGTAATAAGGTTGTATTAGAAGACACTGATGAACTTACTCTTACTGCGTCAGGTGCATCTGACATAACTATTTCTATTATGGAGATTACTTAATGCCATACATAGGTAATACCGCAGCAGATAGATTTGTAGCAGCAAAAGCAGCTACACAGTTTTCTGGTGATGGTTCTACAACTGCATTTACATTAGAACATGCGGTGGGGTCTGATGAGGATATACTTGTATCTGTAGATGGTGTTATACAAGAGCCTTCTGTAGCATATGCAGTGAGCAATGGAACTACACTTACATTTACAGGCGCACCATCAAACAACTCAGGTAATAATATATTTGTATATTATCTATTTAGAACAGTAGGTACAATAGGACACCCTAGTAATCAAGCGTTAAGTGCATCAACGGGTACGTTTAGTGGCGCAATCACTGGTGGTGGTTTATTAACAACAGGAGGCAATATAGTTATACCTGATGCAGGTAATATAGGTAGTGCAAGTGATACCGATGCAATTGCAATATCAAGTGGGGGGGTTGTTACATTTAGTCAGCCTCCTGTAGGTCTTATAACAGTTGAAAATTCTGGTGGAGTTTCTTTAAGTGGTACTAATGAAGCTCAATTTACAAGTTTACCATCAGGAATAAAACGAATTACTGTAATGTTTAATCAAGTTAGTTCAGGTAGTTCTGATTCTGGTCTTTTAGTAAGACTTGGAACAAGTGGTGGTTTTGTAACATCAGGTTACACTCAAGCGAGTTTTCAAGTTAAAAGTAGCGATAATACTATTGGTGTCTTACAAGATGGAAGTGGTTTTGGTGTCAGAGGGATTGATAGTGATAACACAGTGTCAGGTATAATGACAATAGCTCATCAGGGTAGTAATAATTTTGTTGAATCTCATGCTTGTAGAATGAACTCAACTCAAGGTGTTTTTGGTGGTGGTAAACTTGCCCTCGGTGGAACTTTGACTCAATTAAGAGTGGGTTCAACTTCTGGTAATAATTTTGATGGTGGCACTACTAATATTTTTTATGAATTATAAGGTAAAATTATGGCAAAAAAAATTGTATATGATTTTTTAACAAAGGAAACAGTTGTTAAAGATATAACAAGTGAAGAACAAAAAGCTCTTGATGCTATAATACCTGATGCAGAAATAGAATTAGCTAATTTAAGATCAGCTAGAAATAGTTTATTAGCTGGAACAGATTACATGACTTTATAAGATATGCCAACAATGAGTGACGCTTGGAAAAAATATCGTCAAGATTTAAGAGATATAACAAAGACATTTAAATCAATGAGAGATAAAGACTTTAAGTTTCCTAAAGAACCAACGGAGTAACGAATGGCAAATCACGAAAAGAAAATAATATTAACAGATTTACAACAAAAGATTCTGTCTAATGATTTATATAATGATGTATCAGACAACAAAGGTATAGACGAATGGTTAGATGGTGCAATTAATGGCAAGTTAAACAACTGTTGGAAGCGTATGCAACAAGATTGGACTACAAAGTTAATGAACGATGAAAGTTTCACAGACCCTATACCAAGTAATCAAGCGGATTTTGTTGCACTTGTAACTGCAAGAAGTGACTATAAGACTCGCAAACAAAGAGATGATGCTAGTAAAATTAGCTAGGAGTAACAAATGGCATTAACAAAAGTAATAGGCAATGGAATAGGAACATTAGGTGATGGCACAGCTAATGATACTAAAATTGTATTTGATGGTAATGCCCAAGATTATCACATAGGTTTAGATGACAGCTCTGACAAATTAGTTATAGGTAAGGGTACAGCACTTGGAACTACCACTTCTATGACTTTTGATGCAAACGGAATAATCAATAAACCTTTACAACCAGCCAGTAACGCATATGTGAGTTCTCATTTTACAATACCAATCAATACAAATCACGATGTGGTTTTTGGTTCAGAGAATTATGATGTAAATAGTGATTACGACACATCAAATGGTCAGTTTACTGCACCTGTAGATGGCAAATATTTAGTAAGTACTAGTTTATATGTTTTTAATTATTTAGATACAGATGCGAGTTATTATTATTTAACTTTATTTACAAGTAATGAAACTGTTGACGTTCTTTTTTTTACAAGTTCTTTTTTAGATTCAGATTCAAGTGGTTTTAATATGCAATGTTCTGCCGTATTGGGTATGGATGCAGGTGACACAGCAAAAACAATAATATATCAAAGTGGTGGTGCGGCTCAAACGCAAATTGCTGGTGCGCATTCAAACTTTAATGTAACTTTATTATGTTAGGAGATAATAGATGCCGTACATAGGAGTCAGCCCAACAGGAGGCGTTAGAAAGGTGTTTAGTTACACTGCTACAGCAGGACAAACTAGCTTCAGTGGTAGCGATAATAACAGCCAAACATTATCTTATTCAGACAGTAACTTTATAGACGTTTTCCAAAATGGTGTCTTGCTTTTGCCATCAGATTATACTGCCACTACAGGAACAAGTGTTGTGCTAGATACAGGCGCTACCGTAAGTGATTCAGTACAAATAACAGTTTTTGATGTATTTAGTGTATCAGATACTGTAAGCAAAGCTGATGGT